ACTTCTTCTTGGGCCGCTCCTTGAGCACCCGCGCCCGCCACAGTTCTGCCCGCCGGATGTCGTGCAGTTCCTTGGCCGCTTTGGGGTCCGAGGTCTTGAGCGACTCCCGGTGCCTGACGCCGTTGATACACACGTCAATCCAGTAGCTGCCCCCGCGTTTCTTGATCGTCATCGTTGTGCTCCGTTCATGGTGGTGACATCATCTCATCATCGTGAGGGAACGTCAATACGCTTGGCGGGGCTAATCTCCCATTCGTCGCAGCGGTACTTCTCAGGCCGGCCAGTGCCGTCCAGTTCGCAGCGCCGGATGATGATGTCCCAAATCTTTGCCGGCGGGCCTGACCATGCGCAGTTAGCGCAGCACTCAGTCTTGCTGTCTGATTCGCTCATCTGTTCCTCATTGCCTGTTTGCGGACTTCCGCGCATCGTTTGCAGCGCCACATATTCGGCGTCTTCAAACCGCCTTCAATGGGCTTTGTCATCTGACACGCCGAGCACCAGCGTTTTCCGGTGGCGGCGATTTCCCCTGCCATTGCTTCTTCCCTTGTGCTTGCCATTACCTCAAAACCCTCCAACCCTTGCCATATCCAAGATGCTCGACCAGGTTAAGTTCTTCAAGGTCGATCAAAGCGTTATAGACCGCGCTGCGTGACAGAAAGAAATACCCGGCCAACATCGCGACCGACTGCGGAGTTTTAAGCTCCGACAGGCGGTGAAAAATTCGCCGCTGCGTGTTTGTCACTCTTCATCCTCTTCCCAGAACTCTTCGTCGTACTCAGGATCAAGCGGGTCAGGGTGCTTACGCGCCTGACGCTCGCGGATCGCCCGATTAATCTCTTCCTCGAGGCGCTCCTGATGCTCATACGCATCGCGCCAGTCTTTGAAGTCTCTAGGCATGTAACCCCCAGTGTGCGATGAGTGCTGCCTCGGCTTTGCCGTCATCCTTGACGCGCCGGAACTCGCCGGCCATATCAGGCCAGATCGCCGCGGCCTTGGCGCGTGAGGCGTCTTTGCTTGGCGACAGGTTGTGCCACTTCTTCCACTTCCCCGCTGGCACCAGTTGCGCTGGTATCGCCAGCCCAGCCAGCACGCCTTGCACAATCCCGAATGCCTGACCGAATGCGAACATCGACGTGACGCCTTGGCCTGGCATTGCATTCACCTGCTCAACGTAGGCGATCGTCGCCTTGACTGCATACAGTCTCAGGTCCGCGGCCAGCATCTCAGGCGAGATCCGGCGCTTGGCCTTGTTGTTGACAATCAACTCGACGGACGGCATCTCAAAAACATGCACCAGTTGCCCGTCGCGCTCGAGGATTGCCACGGCGCCTGACGCGCCGGGATCGACTCCGATGATGAAACTCATAACAACCCCCAGCCAAAATTCACCAGCAGGTACAGCACCTTGAGCGCGACGCCAAGTCCAATGGCCCCGGCGGCCCACCAGAACAAGACCGCGCCGAAAGACATCACATGGCCGCGCCTCATTGCTGCTCCTCCAGCGCCTTGAGAGCGTCGCTGACTTTCTTGCGGGCCTCCTTCTTCTTAGGTGCGTCAGCCTTAATCGGGATGTCGTCAGGGTGGGTTGCCAGGTCATCGAACGACGACGCAAACGTGCCGCTGATCACCTTGGCACCGGGGAACTCAGCCTTGAGTTCTGCCGCCCCCTCGAGCAGCGAGCCGGGGCAGTGCTCCAGTTCCTTGGAACTGAACACCGGCCCGTAGTCCTTGACCGACTCCGCGCCATTGGTGAAGAGGGCACCAGTCTCGCGGTGCCTGTACGCGACCCAGCCCTCGCCACCATCAACAGGCTCGCCGTAAGGAACCAGTGCCGGGATCATCAAATGGTCGCCGCATCCCTTGCGCTGGGCGTCCAGCGGCGGGTTGCCCTGGTGAAATTCGCACCGCCATTCGCTATTCGCAACAGGCGTCGAATGAGAACAGGTGCGGCAGTTCGCCTCCGCGGCCTGGTTGTTGTGGCAGTGCGCCCAGAATGAGCACCACTTGCATTGCCAGTGTGACGGGTCATCGCTAATCCGCTGCGGCGGCACAGGGGACTCAAGCAGCATGCTGGCCCGCACCATCAGCGAGTCAAACGTCTCCTTGCTGAACTCGACCCACTCTGTATACAGATCGTCGGTGTCCTTGTTGACTGCGATGTACAGGGCGCGGGTCAACTCCATCAGGCCCATATAGACCTGCATCTGCGCGTAGTGCTGCGGTTTGCTGGCCTCGACCTTGTTCTTGACCAGGTCCGCGAATGACTTGGATGAGTGCGTCTTGAACTCGAGCACCGCGGCAGTCTTGGGTGCCTCGGGCAGTCCTTTGGCGACGCCGTCAAGCGAGCCGCCAAAGTGACCATTGTGTGCGCTGACGGTCCACTGGTTGCCGGTCGCGGGATCAGTGTCCCAGACCTCGGCACCGATGCCGCGCAACTCCTCGAGGATGCGCGTCTCTTCGCGTTTGCCGGTGTCAAACAGGCGCAGCACGCGGCCCTCAAACGTGGGCTTCATGGCCCAGCGCCAGGTCAGCCAGACATTGCGTGAGCACGGGTGGCCGATGATGGACGCGCCCATGTGCGGGCGGTGTTCCTGCGGCTTGCGTTCGTACCATTGAACGATTGCGTGTGCGGTGGTGTGCTTGGATTCTGGGATTTGTGCCATCGTTGCCTCGTATAAAAAACCCGCCGCGCCGGTTGAACGCGGCGGGAAAGGGGAGACACTTACCAGGGCCGTCCTGCTGCCTTGGCTGTCGGGACAGCCTTGACGGGTGCCGGCTTTGCGGTCACGGCACCGCTCGCGGACGTGTAGCCCATGATCCGATTGCGCTCAGGGTCTTTGCGGTCAATTGCGACCGATGCGATAAACGGCTTGTCGTGCAGTTCCTCGGTGTCGCTCATGTTCGGGACATTGACCGCAAGCTGCAACGCCGACAGCGCCTGCTTGGCGATGTCCTCGGCGGTCTTGTTGGGGTTGTCCACGTTCAGCCGCTCCCACAGGCGCCGGCCTGAGTGCTCGCCGCTGACGACGTGCATCTCCAGCTCGATGTAGTGGCCTGTGCCGGCGTTGGTTGGCTTGATGTCCGAGCGGGCAACAATCATTTCGTAATCGCCAGCGGGGAGCGGGCCATACGCGCGCGGTTTCTGCGGTTCGACTGTCGTTGCGTCAAAGTTGAAGAGTGCCATTTTGGTTTCCTTAGTTGATAGCTTGGGTAAATGCTTCCCAGGACATGGGTAGCGATTCGGGGAGTGAGTAGCGGTTCTTCGCCATGTAGGCAGGCTTCTCACTGGTAAACAACAGGCGCTCGCCCGTTGTGACACCTCGGTTGTTGGTCTTATTGAAACCGAGGTCATCTTTCTTGACGATCGTCCTGTAATTCGCAAACAGCACCGCGTCGCACCACTCGCGAATCAGTGCGCTGGATCGTTCTTGCAGCTTGGGCTGATAGCGGTCATACGGTTCGACCTCGGGCGAATCAAACCGCTTGATCTGCGTGTGCGCAATCAGGATGACGCACATGCTCTTTTCGTTGCGCAGATGGTTCAGCCCTGCCAGCACATCGCGCCACCGCTCGGCAACGATCATTGCGCCTTTGCCGTAGGCGAGATCCTTGGCGTCGTGGGTCGCCTCAACGTCGGTCCAGATCAGGTTGTCGAGCCAGTCCACGCTATCAAGGACGACGGTATTGAAGTCGTGGTCGTCCTTGATCAGTGTGGCGATCGCGTCGAGCACATCAGCCGCGGTCTTTGCGACGGGGAAGTGATCGACGGCCAGACTGCCCAAACCATCTTCAGTGAGGATAAAGACCGGGTTCTTTGCGCCTGACGCGAAGGTGCTCTTGCCGATGCCCTCAACGCCGTAGACCATCACACGCGGTGCGGCGATTGAGGTGTTTTTGCGGATACTCTTTAAGTCGAATGCCATCGTTAATCCTTGGTTCGTATGGTTACGCCAGTCTTGGCGGGTTTCGTTTCAATTGCTGGCGCGATGAGCGTCCAGAGCTTGGGCGTCTCGCGCCGGATTGCCTTGAGCTTCGTCTCGTCAACAACAACCTTTTTGATGAATGGCCGCGCGGACTCAGGCCAGGTTGCCGTCAGTCCAATCAGTCGATCAATGTCGACCTTGTAGGACAACTTGCCGGTAACGGTGATGCGGGCACCGTTGTCAGTGGCGAATGACTCGCTGCCTTCCTCAGGCGCTGCGTGCAGGGCGAGGATCTGCTGCTCAACCGCGACGCGGTTGTCGCGCGCCGTGTCCTCCTGCGCCTTATACTCGAGCCACTGCTGGGAAAGTTGGTCAAGCGTCATTGCGGGACTCCGAAAATCCACTCACATATCAAAAGGGCTGCGCAGAACACTGCGACTGTGCCAAGTGCAACCGCAATGACGACATCTTCCATCTGGCGTCTCGTCATGCTTTCGCTCCCCTGGTCTTGCGACTCGCCACTTTTTCTGAAACCCCGACCGATACAGATCCATCGCCGTCATTGACCCACCGCCCGGTAGAGCTATCAATCCGTCCGCTCGCTGCGAAAGCAGAAATGGCCCGTATTGCCATAGATCCAGCGGGTTGGCGGGTTTGGTTTTTTCCGCTGAGTCCTGTATTTCCTGTTGCATCATTGCTTCCTTTCTTCACTTCGTTTTTGACTTTGACGATCTTGACGGTGCGCATGTCGCCTTCGCTATCGCGAGGCATTGGGATCGGTTCTTCAGGGGAGAGCTTCCACAGTTCGTAGTTGATCCTGAAAGAACGCCGCGCGTACTCATCAATGCGCTCAACAGTGCTTCCGGCGTCGCCGCCCCTGCCTCTCAACGCGGCAGCGGTGGGTTGCTTGCGGCGTTCGTACATGACCTCCAGCAATTCACGCCGCAGCCAGTCAGGATCAATATCCAGCCACTTCAGATAAGCGTGCGAGGTATCGGTAAACAAAAAGTTAATCGCTGAGCGGGCGTGCATTGACAACTCGAAGTTTTCCAGCGAATCTGTTCGCCCGCGGTGCTTGACGATGGGGCGCTCGCAGGCGTCAACGATTGCCTGATTGACGACCGCGTACAGCACGCGCTCTTCCGGTGTGATCATGGTTAGCCCTCCTGCTTGACTTGAAACTGCGACGTGATTGCTTCGCGTCTTGCTTCAATAAAATCAAGCTGGAAGTCCAGCCACTTCTTGATGTATCGCGGGTCTTTGCTGGGAGGAACCCAGCCAGTGAGCCGCTGCCAGGTTGAGGCTACGTCGGCCCCGGTCACATAAATCGCCTTGGTACTTGTTGTTGCATCGTTCATCGTTCACTCCTTGTTTTTGAGAACGCAAGTAGATTGGAACACACCGATGAGTAAAGCGCAACTGGTCGTGGTAAAAAGAGTAAATTTCGTGTGCGCGGTGGATCGTGTCAGAATATCCACATTGAGTCAATCCCATCTGCTTGGAGAAAAAGTAATGATCCCGACCGTTCATAAGTGTGAACCTGCGTATTCGGTGCTTGAGCGTCTTGGTGGAAAGGGGCCGGTCAGTGCCCACCTGGGGCTTGACCGCTCGACTCTGTCGCGGTGGTGTTCCGAGCGCCCCGGCGGCACTGGCGGGATGATCCCGCAGCAGCACTGGCCGAAACTTCTTTCTATGGCGCGGCGGTACGACATCAGAATCAAGCTGGCCGATCTGGCCGGCATGCGGGGTTAAAGAGTGATCGGCCTCGAGATGACGAACTCCGACTTCTTGGCCGAGCTTTACGGGCAAATACCCAAGGGAGAGTACGGGTGGGTTTGTACCTTCGCCGCTGACCCTTCAGACGCGCCGCCCGATGTATGGTCGGGCAGACCCTACAACGGGGGTCCGGCGCAGGCTGGGCTGATTGATCGCGCAGTAAGTGAGAACACTTACTTCTGTCCGGCTTTGCTTGGTCTTGTCGATGGCGAGATGGTCAGGCGCAAGTCTGCCTTTGTGCAGTTGATGGCGCTCGTCGTGGACGACGTGCAGCCTGACGACATTGGGCAGTTCAGCTACTCGATCCAGACCAGCCCCGGCAAGTTCCAGGTCGGCATCCTGCTGGACCCGAATGACCCTGACTGCTCGAACCTTGACCTGGTTGATCGGGTGATGATGCACCTGTCCGGTCGCGGGCTGATCAAGAACGACAAGTCGGGCAACAACGCGGTGCGCCTGTTGCGTCTGCCGCGGGGGATGAACACAAAGCCGCGCGATGCGGGGCCGTGGACGGTCCAGCTCGAGCAGTGGAATCCGTCGATCCGGTATTCGCTTGATGATGCGGTTGCATCGCTGGGGGTTGATCTTGCTGCGCTGCGTCAAGTCGTGAAGACTACCTCTTCGACAACTGGGTCAGGGGCAGGGCAGGGGTCGCACGCGGGTGACTTCGTGTCCGGCATTACGGGGCCGCTTGAGGATCGGGCGTATCACGACAACCTGATCAAGTTGGCGGCGTCATTGGTCGCGGGCGGGATGTTCCCAGGCGCGGCGGTCAGCTATCTGTACTCGCTGATGGATGCGTCAAAGCCTGTCGGGCCGGAGTCAGAGATCCTGCGCTGGCAGGCGCGTCGGGCTGAGATTCCGCGAGCAGTAAAGAGTGCTGAAAAGTTCGCGCCGGCTGAGCGTGCGCCTGTCTCTGTGACGGTTAACCTGGGCAAGCCTGTCGAGGCCGCGCTGGGTGATCCGGTGCCGCTCGACTGGATGGCGCTTGCTGGCCGTGAACCGCGCCAAGTTGAGTGGGCTGTTGAGGGTTGGCTGCCGCGCGGGCATGTGACCCTGCTGTCGGCCAATGGCGGCGTCGGCAAGTCGACCGCGGCGCTACAGATGGCCGTCTCGATCTGTCAGGGTTCGCCGTGGCTGGGGTTGCCGGTCGCGCAGGGTTCAGTGATGGTCGTCTCGGCTGAGGATGGTACGGACCTGGTGCATGCGCGCGTGTCGAACATCTGCCGAGCTTCTGATGTCAGCTTGCAGGCTTTGCACCGCGACTTGGTCGTGTTTGATCTGTCTGAGCAGGATTCGGTCTTGTGGCGCGACGGTGCGCCGACGGTGCGCATGCAGTGGTTTGCGGATGCCGTGGCGCGTGTGCGGCCTTCTGTTGTCGTTGTCGATAACGCGTCGGACGTGTACGCAGACAATGAGAACGACCGCGCCACGGTGCGAGGGTTCCTGCGGTGCTTGAAGACGATTGCGTCGGGCACCGACGCAGCGATCCTGTTGCTGGCGCACGTCGATAAGGCGTCGGTGCGCTCGGGGGCCGGCAATGACACGGATTCGACGTTCAGCGGCTCGACTGCCTGGAATAACACCGCGCGCTCGCGCTGGGCGATGGTGCTCGCTGACGACCGCGAGATTGTGCTCAAGCATGAGAAGTGCAACGTCGGGCCTAAGTCTGCCGCGGTATCAATCGAGTATGACGCTGGCTCGCACATATTCCGCGAGTTCGGCACGATTCCTGGCGCTGCTGCCGCGGCGGCGGTGGTGCGAAATCATAACCAAGGTGTGATTCTTCGACTGATTGAGGATGCGGTCAAAGCAGGGCAGCGCCTTAGTATGAGCGCGACCAGCAACAACAACGCATTCCGAGTGCTACAGCGCGCGCCAGGATTCCCGCGGATTGCGCGGTCGGATTTCTTCTCGTTGCTGTTTGCGATGCAGCGCGACGGCCTGATCGTCGAGCGTGACTATCAAGGGCCGTCGCGGCATGTTGCGAAGACGATTGAGCTTACGGATGCGGGCAGGATGCGGATTGCTTACCAGTGACCGGCACCCTTAGCACCGTTCCGCGTTTGTATCGACTAAGTGCTTGCCGGCGGCTGACGTGAAATAGCGTTTGCCGCCGCGCGGCCCTTCGCGACGGATCTCAAGGTATCCGCGCGTGAGCAGCGATTGGATCACATTGAAATCAGAGTAACCGCGACCGCGTTTCTTAACGGTCGCGCCCTCTTCTGTGAGTCCGTCGAGCAGTTTCTGCTTGGCAACTGTCCAGCGACCGTGAAACCAGAGATGGATCGGATTTGTTTCTGCCAACTCAGCGCGCATTTGCTTGCGGAACTCGTCCAGGCCGAATGTCGAATGATCTTGTTGAAAGTGTCTGCTTCCCATGATTGATTCCTTTAGTTTAAGTTGCCTTTTTGAACTGGCCGCGAAAGTGAGTCGATGCCGGCGGTGATCAAGAAGCTTGCGCCGTCGAGCGCCGCTGAAACCATGAACGGATTCGGCAGGATGTGATCGTCATCGCATAGCATCAGCGCCAGCGCGTCGATGATTGCTTTAGCTTCGATCATGCGTTGTTCGACCGCGAAGTTGTCAATGATGAATGGTTCGGATTTTTTCTTAGTCATGATTGGTTCCCTTAGATGTTGAGTGCGATCGCGGCGCCGAGCGCGATGCCGAATGCAAGGGCGATTGCCCAGTCGATGATTGATTGGCTGGTCATTGCAGCTTCTCCGGCAGTTCGATCTCATCGCCCAGCTTACTTGCGACGTAGCAGCGCATCGCTGCGATCAAGGGAGTCGAGCCATATTCTCCGCGCACTTTGTCTTCGCTGATCGCCAAGTACGCAGCCCATGCGTATGCGTCACTCATCGTGGTATTGGTTACGGAAATTCCCTGGCGCTCAATGATCGGGCCGGCCTGCGCCCAATCCGTCGACGGCGCGACCGCGACCGCTTCGCCCTGCTCGTCATAAACGACGGGATACGGCAAGTCGGCGCATTGCGCGACCGCCCAATCAAGGGCCGCGCCAACAAGTTTTGATGTTGCTGTCATGATTTATCCCCTTGCATGTAGATAGGCGAGCGCAGCGGCCCGCGACTCGAAACGACCGCCAATAGGCGCCTGATGCCGACCGCGCACGATGAACCATGCGCCGAGCAGTTTGTTGTAGACGATGCGAATGCTCATGATTTATCCCCTTAATTAAGCGGCAAGCTTGATATTGATAACTTTGGACATTTTGGCGCCGTGCGCCGGATAGGCGATTGCGCCGACCGACTTATCCCAGCATGCGCGGCAACCGCCACATTTACCGTCGCGCGAATATGCTTCACAAACGCGCGCGTCGGTGCGCACGCTAGCGTCGGCAATGATTCCCGAATGATGACCCGACTTAGGCGCCGAATAACTTGCGGTAAATACCTCGTCTGCCGAATACCGCACGACCGCATTAGGTTGCGCTGCAATGCGCTCGAGTACGCGCGCGACTTTCGGGAATTTATGCATGCGCGTCGGCATCCAATGCTTGACCCAAGGAGTCAATTGCACGACCGCGAGGATCTTTTCGGCCAGTCGGTAGTCGTAGCAATCGCCCGAATCGAACCAGCGAAAATATCGCTGCGACTCGAGCGCGGCCACCATATCGTCAACCCATGCGTCGCGTTTCCAGTCGTCGCGATTCTCAAGACGCGGCGCCTTGACGTTAGCGAACCGATAATTGCCAGTTGTCGCGTAGCAACCGCGGCATGCTTCTACTAGCTGGCCGTCGCGGCCCTTGCTGCCGGGGCATGTGTCGATTGCCTGAAGTGACCAGGACAGGATACCGTCAAGCTTGCTGGTTTTGCTGATTCGTAGCATCGTTAACCTCGTTTGCGTAGTTGCGGTGCTGATGCGACCGTGACGCTATGGTGCGGCAATCTCACCATCATGTCAAGCGGATTATTGCGGCACATTCATGAATTGTTTTAATCGCGGGGCGACGATTGATAGGGTTTTGTCTGCGCGCGCTGCGCGAGCTGTGCGCTTGCTATAGGTTGCGCATGCTCGCGCATAGGTTGCGCAGGATGGAGAAATAACACCCCTCCCCCCTAGGGGAGGGGGTGTTTTCTCCTGCGCGTGCTAGCACTTAGTAGGGGTGTGGGGAGAGCGCGCGCAGCTTGCGCAGGGTTGCGCGGGCTGGGTGCGCGCGCGCGTTTGCTGGGCGATTGTTTAGCGCGTTTGTGACGAGTGCAAAAATGGATGGCAGAATGGGGGCATGAGTGAGACACAACAAGCAATTTCAAAAGATGACCGGAAGATGATGCGGTCGCCGAGCGGCCACATGCTGCCGGCTGGCCGGCCCAAGGGCACGCAGAACAAAGTGACCAGGACGATCCGCGAGGCGGTCGAAAAGGCATCGCACGAGTGCCATCCGCGCGGCCTGGCAGGCTGGCTTCTCGAGCGCAGTCGCGGAGGCATTCAGGACCGGCAGATCTTCGCGGCCATGGTCATGAAGGCGCTGCCGCTCCAGGTGCAGGCAAACGTCGACGGCACGGTCAAGATCGAGCTTGGCTGGCTGGGCGGTCGCAACGTCGGCGCAACACAGGCACAAATTGGCAGCGACCGCTCGCAAGTGCTTGAAATGCAAGCAGATTCTGATGGTGTGCTTCGGATTAAAGATCCGATTGATGACGCGCAGCCAGCCAATCCTGCCGCGGAAAAGCCAGACCCCCATCCCCCCATCGAGCCAGGGGAGGGGGGCTAGCGATAGCTGGGTCCCTCCCCCCTATTTCAGTAACCCCCACCAGCCCTATTGAGAAATTCGCACCATGAAACTCACAGGCGACCGCAACCAATGCCGGAGCTGCTCCGTAGCCTTCAATTCGACGCGATCGTTTGACAGGCATAGGGTGGGTCAGTTTGGTGTCGATCGGCGCTGTTTGACGCCTACGGAGATGCTGCAAAGGGGCATGTCGCGCAACAGCCGAGGGTTCTGGGTAGGAAAGCGGATGCCGGGCGGCTTTCCAGCGTGGGCAAGGGCAAGCTGATGGACACCATTGATATTCAGGTCTTGGACAACCCTGACGGGTCAATCTCCTGGTTGTGGGAGTCGCCTGATGGCGCCGCGTTCATGGGCGTTTCAGAGACGGAGCAGGGCGCGTTCGAGGCTGCGATGCGGGCGCAGGATGACTGGTACCGGAGTGTGCATTGAAACTCTCCGAATACCAGCCCCGCGAGGTGTTCCACCCGCTGCACAACCGCAGCAAGAGATGGGTGACGGTGGTGGCGCACCGGCGGGCGGGTAAGACGGTCGCGATGTGCGCGGATCTGGTGATCGGGGCGTTGGAGACGGCATTGCCAAAGCCGCAATTTGCATACCTTGCCCCGCAGCGGGACCAGGCAAAGCGGGTCGCGTGGAATTACTTGAAGGAATTAACGCGCGATTTCTGGGCAAAACCGCCGAATGAGTCCGAATTAAAGTTGACCATCAATAATGGTCACAAAGACACCTCAACGATATATGTTGCCGGGGCAGATAATTACGATGCCCTGCGGGGAATGTATTTCGATGGGGTCGTTTTGGACGAGGTGGGACAAATTCGTCCAAGTGCCTGGTATTCGGTATTGCGGCCAGCATTATCTGACCGCCGCGGGTGGGCGATATTTGCAGGGACGCCTGCCGGCAAGAATATGTTCTGGAATTTGCGGGAAGAGGCCAGACTAAATCCGAAAACCCATCTACTGCTTGAACTGCCAGTATCAAAAACGAACCTGATTCATCCTGACGAATTGCGCGACGCAAAGGCGCAGATGACGGAGGACGCGTTTGCGATTGAGTATGAGTGCAGTTTCGATGCCGCGGTGCCGGGGGCGTACTACGCCAAGCTGGTCGGGGCCGCGTATGACGAGGGTCGCGTCAAGGAGTTGCTGATTGACCCGGCGTTCCCGGTCAACCTGGTCGCTGACTTGGGGTTTACGGACTCCTGTAGCTGGTGGGGCTGGCAAGAGGCGCCAGACGGGTACAGGATTGTCGAGTTTTATGAGGACGACAACCAGCCGATCCAGCACTACATTGACTGGGTCAAGAGTCGGCCCTATCGCGTGGGGAGTGTCTACCTGCCCCACGACGCCAAAGCCAAGAGTTTGCAGACCGGCAAGTCGATTATTGAGCAGTTCTTGGCAAACGGCATCCGACCGAGCATGGTCCCAGAGATGTCGTTGCAGGACGGGATTGAGGCGGCAAGACTTGTTTTACCGAAATGTTATTTCGATGAAACCAAGACGTATGACGGCCTCGAGCACCTGCGCGCGTACATGCGGGAGTGGGACGAGCGCACGCAGTCGTTCCGCTCGAAGCCTAAGCATGACCAGCACTCGCACGCGAGTGACAGTTTCAGGTACCTGGCGCTTGCTGCGCGCCCAGTGTCGCGAAAAGCACAACCAAATACTACAATCGCACCAATTACCAGCGCCAGTTACCAGTTTTCGCTCAATGACATCTGGGACTGCGGGCCACAGGCGTCACAAAGGATTGGATGATGGACACGCAAAGCAAATTAGTCAGCGAGAGCGACTTTGACAACTCGCCGGCTGGGCTGGCGCAAAGGTGGGGCACCGAGATTGAGGCGTCGCGTCAGGAACTATTGAAGTTCCATCAGGACGCGAACCGGATCACGCAGCGGTACCTGGACAAGCGTGACGCCTACGGCCACGACGAGTCGAAAGTCAACCTCTTCTGGTCGACGATGAAGGTATTGCTCTCCATGCTCTACGCGCGGCCACCCAAGGCTGACGTGAGTCGCACGTTTCAGGACTACGAAGACGACGTGGCGCGGGTTGCGGGCACGATGTTGCAGCGCATCCTGAATCGCGGCTTTGATGACGATGTATCGGAGTGGGACGCGGCAGTCAGGCAAGGGATTGAGGACTGGCTGATTGTGGGACTGGGTCAGATCTGGCTACGGTATGAGGTCGAGACTGAACCGTACATGATCGAGGCCGTCCTGGACCCGATGACGGGTGAGGAACTGGTCCCAGCGCAGGAGGCCGAGCGGATTACGGACGAAGATACCTGCTGTGATTACGTCTACTGGGAGGACTTCTACTGGTCGCCGGCGCGGGTGTGGCCGGAGGTGCGGTGGGTCGCGCGTCGGGTCTTTATGACCAAGGACCAACTCGAGGCGCGGTTCGGGGAAGAGATTGCGCGGATTGTCCCGCTGGGCAACCGCAAGCAAAGCGACAGCGTCAATGACCAAACGGTTAAGCATGACCCGTGGAGCAAGGCTGAAGTCTTTGAGATCTGGTGCAAGGATCACCGCAAGGTGTACTGGTACGCCCGCGGCGCGGACGTGATCCTGGACGTGAAGGATGACCCACTAGGATTAGACAACTTCTTTCCGTGTCCTAAGCCTGTCGCGGCCAACGTCACAAGCTCCAACTTCATGCCCCGCGCCGACTACATTTTTGCGCAGGATCAATTTAATGAGTTGGACGAGATCAATACCCGCATCACCTGGCTGACGCGCGCGGCCAAGGTGGTGGGTGTGTATGACAAGTCGGCTGACGGTATCCAGCGCATGTTTAGCCAAGGCGCGGAGAATCAGTTGATCCCGGTCGATAACTGGGCACTCTTTGCTGAGCGTGGCGGGATCAAGGGTCAGGTTGACTGGGCACCGATCGAGCAGGTAGTCAACGCGATCAACCAGTTACGCCAGTACCGGCAAGACAAAGTCATGCAGATCTATGAGGTGCTGGGCATCTCGGACGTGATGCGCGGTAGTTCCAAAGCATCCGAGACGGCAACGGCGCAGCAGATCAAGGCGCAGTTCGGCTCAACGCGCGTGCAGTTGATGCAGTTCTATATCGCGGACTGGATCTCGCAAGCGTTGCGGATTAAGGCCGAGATTATCTGCAAGCACTGGCAACCGGAGACGATCATCAGGCGCAGCAACATCGAGCGCACGCCGGATGCGCCGCTGGCGATGCAGGCGATCCAGTTGCTCAAAGATGAAGAGATGTCCGAGTACCGGATCAATATCGAAGCGGACTCGATGGCGGCACTGGACTGGGCGGCTGAGAGGGATAGCGCCGTGCAGTTCATGCAGGGACTTGGCGCGTTTGTGTCCCAGGTTGCGCCGATGGCGCAACAGGTGCCAGGTGCTGCGCCGGTATTGCTGTCGATGCTCCAGTGGGCGGTCAGCAAGTTCCGTGTCAGCACGCAGATTGAGTCGGTATTGGATCAGGCGATCACGGGCCTGAAGCAGCAGGGCATTCAGCCGCCGCAGCCTAACCCGATGCAGATTGCGGCGGTGGAAGAAAAGAAAGCCGGTGCCGCCGAGAGAATGGCAAAGGCCAAGAAAACGAACCTTGAGGCCGAGGGCCAGGCGATGGACGTGGCCGTTGCGCGTCGGATGCTAGGCATCAACCAGCCGCAGCCGAATCTGCCGCCGGCATCCCCACAGATGCCGATGCCCCAAGGGCCGATGCCGCCTGTTCAGTGAGGCATAAATCATGGCTGACATCTACAACACAATTGGCGCTTTACGAAAGCGCCCAAGGACGCAGGCTTTCCAAACTGAGCAGACTGATGCCGGCCCCATTCAGCCGTGGGCACAACCGACCACCCCCATGACGCTCAAAGACGCAGCAAGCAATTTTGGTCTATCTGGCGATACGTCCGCTGCAATTAGGCAGTGGCACATTTCGACACAAGGCCAAGAGCCACTAGAGAACTTCTTGGCAACTGCGAGGGCAGCGTCACCAGACGCCGCGACTCAAAATCTCAGAAGCAAGATTCTTTCTGAGCAACCAAAGATTCTGCAAGCCTGGAACAGATTCACAGGCAAAAACCAACAAAACAACCAAGGCATCACTCAGATGTCGCTTGAAGACTTCAGCATCAAGCCAGTCGGGAGCACGGCGATTGTTGATGCGCTTAGAAAGACAAGACGGTAAAAAGTTTTGATCTAGTGAGATCACATCAAAGGCCGATGCCACCTGTTCAATAAAGAGTTGCCAATGACACGCCGCCGCTACGTCCAGATTAAGGGTGAACTGGTCGAAATTACCGACGACTACCAGCCCCAGCATCACAATGACTCAGGCGCGTTGTGGGGCGATCGCAGCTATGACGGGCTGCGCGCGACTGACGGCACCGACATCAGCACGCGGGCCAAGCACCGTGAATACATGAAGTTGAACAATCTGGCGACCGTGGACGACTTCAAAGAGACGTGGTCCAAGGCGCAAGAGCAGCGTGACCGTTACCGGCAGAGTGGCGGCACGTTCAGTCGGCGCGACATTGAGCGCGCGATTTCTCAATTACAAAGGCGATAAGCATGAGCGAACCCACGACAATGCGCGACCAGATCGAGGCCGCGTTTGACTCTTCAGAACCGGAAGTCGTCAACGAGCCAGTCAGCGCACCGGAACCAGCGCCGGAACCAGCGGAAGTCTCGGAACCAGCGGCAGAAAGCGCATCAGCAGAACCACAGCAAGACCTGAACGCGCTGGCTGAAGACGCCAAACCGGAGGCCGGCCCCACCCGCGATGAGCAGGGCAGGTTCAAGGCCAAAGAGACTGAGGCGATCCAGCCGGGTCCGAAACCGGGGCCAAAGCAGAACAGTGAAAGGGCACCGGCATCCTGGCGGCCTGACGTGCGTGAGCACTGGGCGCAACTGCCCGAGCCTGTCAGGGCAGAGGTGCAGCGCCTCGAGGTCGAGCGCAACCGGGTCTTGCAGGAGTCTGCTGAGGCTCGCAAGGGCTACGACGCGGTAATGAAGACGATCGCCCCGTATGAGGGCTTTATCCGCGCCGAGAACAGCAACGCCTTGCAGGCAATCGACAACCTGATGAGCACCGCGGCGCGTTTGCGGACCGGCACGGCACCGGAGCTTGCGCAGCTTGTCTCTGGGCTGATTAACCAGTACGGCGTGGGTCGGTTTGGCAAGGGATTTATTGAGATGCTGGACAGCGCCCTGGTGGGCCAGGTTCCGGCAATGGACCCCCAGCAGGCCGCGCTTGATCAGGTGATCAATCAGCGCCTGGCACCGATGCAGCAAATGTTCAACCAGTTCCAGCAGGCCCAGCAGGCTCAGGAGCAGCGGGTCACGCAGCAGGCTCAGAACGAGGTCAATACGTTCCTTGAGCGCGCTGAGTTCGGCAATGACGTGCGTGAAGAGATGGCCGACATCATTGAGTCTGCCAGCCGACGCGGGCAGAACATTTCCTTACTCGACGCTTACAAGAAGGCGTGCATGCTGAACGATAACGTGCGCACGGTGATCTCGCAACGGGCCAAGAATCAAGGCGCGCAGCAGCAGACACAGGCCGCGCAGCGGGCGCGATCGGCGGCGGTCAGTGTGTCGGGCGGGGCGCCGGTTGGCGGCTTAAAACAAGACCCGACAAATGTTCGCGCGGCAATTGAAGCGGCGATTGTCCAAACCGCAAGATAATGTGGTTATAATTACATCAAGGGCAGGGTAACTTGCCTTTGGTGTGCCGTAGCACCAGCCAGCCACCGAAAGCTCGCAGGAGACGCCGCAAGGGCGTCCCACCTACGACAAGACCGGACTGTCATAGGTCTGTAGGCGCATCTGAACTAGGTGGGCGCAAGCCCGTAGCCAACACTCAGATGGAGTTTTCATCATGGCATTTCCGAATGTATCGGACATCGTCGCAACGACGATCCAGAATCGTTCGCGTCAAATCGCGGACAACGTCACCAAAAACAACGCCATCCTGGCGAAACTGAACCAGCGCGGCAACGTCCGCACGATCTCGGGCGGTAACACCATCCTGGAAGAGCTTTCGTTTGCTGAGAATGCGAACGGTGGCTTCTACAGCGGGTATGACCTCCTGCCGGTCGCTGCACAGGACGTGATCTCGGCTGCCGAGTTTCAGATCAAGCAGTACGCTGTCCCGGTCGTTATGAGCGGCCTGGAGATGTTGCAGAACAGCGGCAAAGAGCAGTTCATTGACCTGCTGGAAGCTCGGCTGAATGTTGCCGAATCGACGATGGCGAACAACCTGTCTGCCTCGATCTATTCGGACGGCACCGGCTCGGGCGGCAAAGAGGTGACTGGTCTGAACGCTGCGGTTCCGAGCGACCCGACCACTGGCACGTACGGAGGCATCGATCGGGCAACGTGGACGTTCTGGCGGTCCAAGTTGTATGACTTCAGCACCGCCACCGGCGGCAATGCGACCTCTGGCAACATCCAGGCTGGCATGAACAACCTGTGGGCGCAGACTACCCGTGGTTCTGACCGTGTCGATCTGATCGTCATGGACACCAACTACTGGTCGCTGTATCTGGCCTCGCTCCAGGCGCAGCAGCGTTTCACCAGCCCCGACACCGGCAACCTCGGCTTCCCGTCCATTAAATTCATGGACGCTGACGTGGTTCTGGATGGCGGCATTGGTGGCTACTGCCCGGCGAACACCGGCTTCTTCCTGAACACCAAGTACCTGAAATGGCGCCCGCACAAGGACCGCAACATGGTCCCGCTGTCGCCGAATCGTCGGTATGCAATCAACCAGGATGCGGAAGTTCAAATCCTGGCATGGGCGGGCAATCTTTGCGCGTCCGGTGCTCAGTTCCAGGGCCGCATGCAGAACTGATTTTGGTGGACCGTCGTGGGTCAGCCTTTCCCGAGGGTTGGGCTGGCCCACTCCCTCGGGTTTTTTGAAGGAGTTTTATCATGGCAATCACTTATGGTGCCGCAGTTTCTGCGACCGCCCCCGCGATTGTTGACACCGCAGCCAGCCAGTCAACTGGTTCCGTTTGCGAGGGTATCGGCCTTACTGGCGCGGATGGAGCAAGCATCAGCGGCAGTCGTATCGGCGGCTCACCAGGCACAGACCTGAAAGTCGAATACGGCGACGGCGTCGGCGTTTAATTCATAAAAGGATAATTTCATGCAACCCACGACACCCACTGTATTTCCTGAGATCCCGGTACCGCGACCTGATGAGTCGCGGTATGCGTATGACAATCGGCTTTACGTTGAGTTCTATCGCAAGCCGATGCAGCACGATGCCAAATCTCGAGACGCTGGTCGCGCGATCTATGACGAGATTGATTACATCCGCATCCACACGCCGGGTGACAAGTCCAGCGTGATTGAGCGTCCTGTGACCGCGATGGATGCAGAGCGGTTCGCTGAACGCTACAACAAGTGGAAGGCTGGTCAGGAAGAGGCAGTCAGCGGCACGCCGTTGACGGCAATGCCTGGCATGACGCCTGGCAAGGTCGAAGAGTATCGGTTCTTCAAGATCACGACCATTGAGCAACTGGCCGAGGCGGCAGACAACTTGGGGCAGAAGTTCATGGGATTTCAGGGCGACAAGGCGCGTGCTAAGGCGTTCATGGAAGTCGCGGCCAACAATGCCCCGATCGAGAAGATGAACGCCGCACTGCAAGAGCGTGATGCGACGATTGAGCAGTTGAATAGTCGGATTGACGCAATGCAGGCGCAACTTGGCAAGTTGAGCAAGAAAGCAGCGACGGCAGACGCTGACTGATTGGAGTTGCGGGGATGGCCTTTCAAATCGTCAACGAGTCCACGTTAAGTGCCATTGTTCAAAACGTGGCCTCGATGGTGGCCTTCCCCGTCCCATCCGATCCTGCTAGTTCTGAAGATCCTGCCGTTCAGCAGATGGTGCAAGCGGCCAACATGGCCGGCATTGAACTGCTCACAATGTACGACTGGCAGGAGCTAATCAAGAACTACCAGGTCGCGATTCAGGCTGACACTAGCGGGCAGCTCGAGAAAGGCTACGCGCTGCCGGAAGACTTCTTCGACTGGATTGATCAGACCAACTGGAACGCGACGACGCAGTTCCCGTCCTTGGGTCCGGTGTCGCCGCAGATGTGGCAGCAACTTCTGATCCGCACGACGCTGCCGACACTGTCGTTCTATTGGCAAGTTCGCGATAACTTGCTGTACGTCTTGGCGCCTCCTGACGCGCCGCAGACGATGAATTTTTTCTACTTGTCGCAAGCGTGGGTCAAGGATCAGGATGACCCGACGCTGTACAAGAACCGCATCACCAAGAACGGCGACATCGCGTTGCTCGATGCCACGTTGATCACGCTGTACACACGCGTTAAGTGGTTGGAGATGAAGGGTCTTGATAGCGCGGCTGCGATGCGCGATTTCCAGATCGCGTTTGAGAATCGCAAGGGTGCTGAGAAAGGCGCGCCTGTGCTGTCAATGATTCGCGATTTCAGGTTCCCGTACATCAATCCGTTGGTGTCGACGCCTGACACTGGTTATGGGGCTTGAGCATGCCATTGGTTCAGCTTGCCCCTTTCAAGACGCCACGAAAGGCGGCCGCCTCTAGCGTCGCGCAGCCTTATGTTGTGCCTGCGCCAACGGGCGGCCTGAACTGGCGTGACCCGATCAGCGCAATGTCACCAGCCGACGCGCTGGTTCTGACCAACTTCATTCCCAAGCAGCAAGGGGTTGAACTTCGCCGCGGATACCAGGCGTATTCGGATGCTGTGACGGTGGGTGGCGTTGCGCAGTCGGTGGAGTCTGTGTTCGGGTATCGAGCACCGAATCCGAATGACGACAAGGTGTTCATGGCAACCGCCGGCAACATCTATGACGTGACTGCTGGCGGCACGCCAGTGGTGGCCGTTACTGGTACTGGCAGCGACGCGGACGAGTGGTGGACGACGCAGTTCTCCACGCCGGCAGATACGTTCCTGCTGGCCGTGTCGCCTGGCGCCGGGTACTGGACGTACAGCACGACGACTGGGTGGGTTGATCAGACGCATGCAGTGCACCCGCCTGGCGGTGGTTCTGTCATGCCAACAAACGTGCGCACGGTGGCCGTGTGGAAGCAGCGCATCTGGTTCACGTTTGAAGAAGACTCGCAGGTGATGTATCTGGACACGGTCAACGCAATCACTGGCGGCGCGACGTTCTTCCCGATGGGATCAACGCTGCGCAACGGTGGCTATGTCTCTGCGCTAATCAACTGGACCGTTGATGCCGGGTTCGGCATTGACGACTACCTAGTTGTAGTTGGCACCGAGGGCGATGTCGGCGTCTGGGAAGGGACTGACCCGACCAGCGCGTCGACGTTTGGACTGAAGGGCGTCTGGTACGTCGGACCAGTGCCCAAGCACGGTGCCTATTTCACGCCGTTCGGCGGTGACGTAATGATCGTCAGCGAGCTTGGGCTAGTGCCAATGTCCAAGCTCATCACCGGCCAGTATTCGCAAGATGTCCAGTCTGGCGGTCCCGCGTCAAAGATCCAGTCGGTCTTTGCGCCGCTGGTGCGCCGGCTACGCGATGAGAAGTTCTTTGCGTGCTTTGTCGTGCCGACATCTGACGTGCTGGTTGTGAAGTTGCCGGCTGATGGCGGCACTTATCGACAGTTTGCAATGAACGTCACGACAGGAGCATGGTGC